ATGTTAGAGGTTAGGTTCATCCCCATTAACGCTTGTGTGTCTCCAGCAGCCCCGGTGAGGGTTTGGTCAACATCCACGCCCGAAACAAAATCAACAGCACCAGGCGAGAGGTATGCACCCTTTATACTTAATGCATTGAAGGTGACTGCCGCCCCACCAATAGCATGCGGCCCGGTGCCACTGACTACCAAGTCGCCACCAACAGTTGTATCCCCTGTCGCGGCTGTCACCTGGAACTTGTTTGTCGCTACTGCGAAGTCGCTGGTTACTGCTAGGGTGGAGGTACAGGTTACGCCGCCACCAAATTGAACCAAACCCGTCCCCGTGTGGATGGCGTAGTTGGTCGCACCAACCGTTACAGCGGCAATCTTGAGCCCGTATGCTGTTGTGATGGTTGAGCCAGCACCCTTGGTGAACGCATCTATTGCGACACCACTAAGCGCAGTCATCGTATAGGCTGCGGCCTTCGTCTTGACGATGACCCGAATGCCCTTACCCGTACTCGTGGCCTCATGGTTGAACGTGGTGTTGACATAAACACCCGCTGGATCTGTATCACCTGAGAGGGCAGTGGAAATGATACGGATGTGGTTCTGACTTAATGCCGCAGTCCCGATCCCGACATTGGCACCCGTAACCGTTAAGTCGCCTGCCAGAACCGTGTCGTCACTCGCATCCAGTGTCGTAAACGCCCCTGCCGCTGGGGTGCCACCACCTATCGCCGTTGCGTCTATTGTGCCGCCGTCGATATCTGCCGTGGACGCCACCAATGAAGCGATTGTGCCAAGGCTGGTGACATTCGGTTGCGCTGCCGTGCTCAGTGTGCCCGCTAGCGTTGTGGCTGTCAGCGTGGTTATACCACTTACGGTATTGTCAAAGACATAGGCACCTGTTCCGAACGTGCCTGCTGTTACCAGCGAAGCCGGAACCGCGCCGGAAGCTAGTGTACCAATACTGGTCAGGCTCGATGCCGTGACCGTCGCGTTGAGAGTGGCCCCTGTCAGCGTTCCCGCCGCCGCCGTTACTGTGATGTTTGCGGTGCCATCGAAAGAGACACCATTGATGTCCCGCGCATTCTGGAGCGCTGTCGCCGTACTTGCGTTGCCTGTCACCGCTCCCGTAAGAGGCCCACTGAATCCCGTGGCCGTCAGGATTCCGGTGGTGGCCGCGTAGGTAAGCCCCCCATCCGTCTTGGCTGCCAGGCTACCCGTCGCTGAGTCAAAGACGGCTACCCAACAAGTAGCGGACGTAGAGTCCACTACCGTTACGGTGGCCGCCAGGGTGGCCGTGGCCGCGTTGCCGGTACATGAGCCTGCGCTGCCTGTCACACTGCCTGTAATTGGGTTGGTGACGGTTAGGTCTCCCAGCGTACCCACGGACGTTAGGCTGGACGTGACGACCGTTGCATTCAGCGTATTGCCGGTCAGTGTGCCAGCCGCCGCTGTTACCGTAATGTTCGCGGTCCCATCAAATGCGACGCCGTTGATATCTCTGGGAGTCGCCAATGCCGTAGCTGTGGCCGCCAGCCCGGTACATGAGCCAGAGGAGCCTGATATGCTGCCCGTGATCTGATTCGTCACCGTTAGGTCCAGGAGCGTACCTACCGCCGTCAGACTCGACGTGACTACCGTTGCGTTTAGCGCCGTACCCGTTAGGGTTCCGGCTGCCGCCGTTATGGTTATCGGTGCGGTGCCATCGAAGTTCACCCCATTGATCGCCCGTGCCGTCTCCAGGGCCGTTGCCGTCGCAGCATTGCCCGTAGCGGAGCCCGAGGAGCCTGTTACAGAGCCGACGATGGGGTTGGTTACGGTAAGGTCCCCGAGGGTGCCGAGAGACGTCAGACTCGAAGCTAGGACGCCCGCCGCCAAGGTTGCGCCCGCTAGATCACCAGCATCAATCGCCGTGCCGCCCCATGTGCCAGCAGAGATCGTACCCAGCGTCGTGATGTTGGTCGTTCCCGCCCACGTCGAAAGGGCCGTATTCTCTACTGCGCTGAGGCCAACCTGCGTCTGCGTTACCGAGTGAGGATTCGCTACGTCGGAGACATGCGAGAGCGGGGCCGCGTCCGTTATCCCATATCCGGCCAGCGTCGTAGGGGTCGCCGTCAACTGGCTCCAAGCAACCGAGAGCGCAGCCTGGTGAGCCGTTACGGCCCCGACCGGGATGCCGCCGTCCTTGATCAGCAGTTCGTCTACCGTGACACCCGCCGCCGCCGTCTTCTCCGCTATCGTATCAGCCTTCAGGGATCCATGGAGCGTCAGCGTACCATCATAGGCAAAGCCGAACTTCTCCGTGCCCTTATTCCGCAGCGATAGGAGCGAGCCCGAGGTATAGGCTACGGCCGTATCTAGTAGATGGGCCACACCGCCGTCAGCTACGCCGCTGGTAAATTCGACGCCAAGGTTTTCAGACATGATCAGTCTCCAGAGTCATCACGTTCATTCCGCGTCCCCTCCCGCCTCTGGTAAAGCGTTATCACCTACCTGTGTCGTCCGCGTCGCTCTCATCGCTTCCGCAATCAACCTCATCGAGGCTTCGCCGCCCTGTGAGATCCGGTCCTTTTCGAGGTCCGGGTCGAAATCATCGCCCAAGACCTTGCCAACCAGTAGCCGACCCCAGAAGGTCTCCAAAGACAGAGCCCCCTCGCCTACGGCCTTGAGCAGTACGTCGATGTCCTCCGCCTTAAGGACCAACGCCGAGTAGTCCGTATTTAGGAAGATACCGCCGCCGGGCTCCTTACCTAACCATTTTGCATGGATGCGGAGAGCTTCCCCCAGTGCCGAATTGGTTAGCCGCGCCTGGTTGGCTAGTTCCGAATCCTGGCCCTTCTGGTCCAACCGAACCTTATCCTCGGTCTCCGCCTGCCTCGTGCTTCTTTCCAGCATAGAGGATCCCAGCGCGGCCATACGTTGCTGGATGTCCAATAGCTCTGTCCTGGTATGTTCTAAGCCATGTCCCTGGGCCTCTACGTATTCCGCGCCCTCATCAGTCCGGGAACCTTCAAACGCAAACCCGTATGTCGTACCCACGGGGAACGTCTGTAGGTCTTCCGCCTTCGGGCCAAACGTGCAAAAGACCGGGATGCTCACCGTATGCAGGCTCTGGTCCCTGTCGCTTCTGATCTGCCAGTGCTTGAGGTTCTCTAGCGCCAGGTCTAGATGGGGCGGATCACTCTGGCCGAAGCCCGTCCGCTCCGCGTAGTCCGTTACCACGGGGATCTCGTTCATGTTCGGCCCCAACAGCTTGCCGGGCTCCTCGACGTCCCATTCCTTGCTTTCTGGTTTCGTTTCCAGCCAGGATCGGAATAGCACGCGCCGCCCCTCTTCCGGCGGCAACGGGTCGTCTTCCTTAATGATGTTTCCGGCGGAGTCCGTAAGATCGAACTGCCGTATCCGGTTGACCTCTACCTGCTCGAACTCGCCCTTACGCCGGATCACCTGCTCCTCATAGGCAAAACTTAGGAGCACCGTTTGGCCGCCGTCATTCTTTGGCTCTGATCGTACCTCTTGGCTTTTGAAGATCAGCGTCCAGTACGGCCTGCCCATCCCTGCCCGCTGTTCCTCCAGGCTAGAGCGCGCGCCTTCCGGCCCGTGCCAATCGACCAGGATATGAACGTGCCCATCGATCTGCTTTTCCCTGAATTCCTGCTGGGCCACTACCTGGATACTCTGGCCCGTAAGGTCGATGTTCTCCAGATGGTCCCGGATGGCCGGCAGAAGCGTTTCCTCGATCGTCGGCTGTTTGCGGAATACGATGCCCGTCAGCGTCTTGATCGTCTTCTTGGTGGCATTGAAGAGGACCGTTTGCTCTAGGCGGTCATCATAAACGCCCTGGTCTTCCATCTCGTATTGCGGCAACAGATCCGGCGCTTTCCTCAGGACCAGCGTGCCGCCATAGGCACTCCTACAGATCAGCACGGCCGGACGCTGTTCCTCTTGGATTATCCCCACCGCTCCGGGGTTATCTGCTTTCGAACTCATGCGGGCTTCTCTCCCTCAAGGTCTCCAGCGGAAGGGTTGAGCTGGGCGTGGTGCTTCCTCTAAGACGTTGAACTCGCTCCAGAGCAGATAATCTAAGCTATCCGGCAGATGATCGAACCCAGATTTCTTGTCCCGGATCGAGGTGCCTTCCTTATAGGTCAGGTTCGCCAGGGCCGTGATTAGCACTCTGGCATTCGGGTGGATCCTGACCCGCCTTCTGCCGTCTTGGAAGTACATAGCGTTGGCGTTGTTTACGCGGTCAACGACGGGCGGTGCTTTGGCGGGTGCCCTCACCTCGAAGCCTGCCCTTTCCAGGATGGTGAAGTCCGTCTGTCCCACCGGAGCCGATGTCTTCCTGGCGCTGCCCGTCGGGTCCGGACAGACGACGACCGGCCGCCTCGGGTAACGCCGCCTGATCTCGCCCGCCATCTCCTCCGTATTAGACGTCATGATCTCCAAGGCATCCAACACCAGACATTCGTCTACGGCCCTTACCGCGATCGTCGCACTCATCGGGTTGACATTAAAGTCCATCCCTACCAAGAGCTCTCCGCCCGGGTCCTCGATCTCTTCATCGATGTTGCCGGCCGGGTATGGCTTGTTTAGGAAAGAGGAATAGACCCTGCCGCTGCCGCCCAGGAAATAACCGCCTAGCCAGATATGCTCATAAGCGTCCGGGTCGGATGCCTTAAGCCTTGCCGCCTCCGTCCGCATGACCTCCGGGCAGAAGGGGTTATCCTCATACGTGGTCGTCGCATGGCTAGATCCCTTCGGGCACTCGGCAAAGAATCGGTCCACCGGATCCGTCGGCTGGTCCGGATTCCAAGAAAACCAAATCTCTGAGTCCGGAGCCCTGATGGTAGGTATCAACAGATCTAGGGACCGCTTCGATATGCAGTGGGCCTCTTCTACCCATGCACGGCCGAAACCTTCCAGGCTTTTTAGGCTTTCCGCCGTGTGGTCCTGCATCCCCTCGAAGATCATCACGCCGTCACCATCATTGCGCCTGATCTCGGTTCTAAGGATCTCGAACAGATGCTCGACCCCCAGGCTGAAGATCTTCTGCTGGACCAGGCTCTTGGCGCTGAACCTGAGGCTGCGCTGCACCTCGCGGATGCAAACGAAACGAAGCGACGGATCACAGACCATCTCTTCGACCGCCGCCTCGGCGAAGAAATGAGATTTTCCTGAAGACCGCCCGCCGCTCGCGCCCTTGAAGCGCATGGGCTCAAGAAGAGGCACGGCCCAGGCCGGTGTCCGGATGTCGAGCTCAACTGTCGTCTGCTGGGTCATCTGGATGGATGATCGTGCGGGTTACCGTAACTGCGTGCTCTATCGGGGGACCATCACCGCCGGAATGCCTATGGCGGTCCGCATACTTCTCCGGGTTAGCTCCCTTCATGAGGAAGATCAGTAGCGTGTCGCTATATCTGGTGACCGTTCCGCCAGATGAGCCCTGATACCAACCTACCGGCTCCTCTACGCCTTCTATCGCCCTTCGTCTCGCTTCATCTTCGGCGCGATCTGCTGCTGCGGGTTCTGCAATTGTACGTAGGGCTTCCTGGAATTCCTCATCATCTCTCCATTGGGACGTATAGGGCGTTGTGAAGTGAATCCCTGCCAGATGGGCGGCCTTAAACTTATTCCCACCGCTCTCTACTAGGGAAGTGAGATACGCCCTTTTTTTAGGATTTAGAATATTAAAGAACACCGACTCGTGCTTCTCTTTGCTCATCTCCACCTCCTAATTAGAACTTAACCAGGAGAGGAAAGAGTTACTACCTAAACCTTTTTCCTGCGGCCTTGCGTTAGATCGCTTCCCCGCGCCGGATCGTCAGCTGTGGGATCTCTTCTACTGGATGGATGGCCCAGTCCCATAGACAATTGCCATTGATGGAGTCAGTCTTTTCTCTCCCGCGCCTAAAGCAGAGCCTACAGAGGTCGTAAAGGACCGCAGTGATGCTGTCGTATTGCTGCGCCTGGTCCAACACACTGACGACATCTGCCGCCCCGCTACCCGCGAGATACCGGTTCGCTCTCTTGTGGTACGCCACATACTTGGTCATCGTCTCGTTCCTCCGGTTAGGTTTACTTTTCCTTCACAGCCTTCAGGGCAGGAGCGACCCGGGTCCGCCCATCTTAGTTCCCGGCGGTAGCTTGAAGCCTGCCGCGCCGTCCGTATCCGTCCGTTCCTTCTGCCGCGTCAACCTCTTGTGTTCTCTGATAAACCACCAACAGGTGAGGCCGATTCCGATCAAGGATCCGCCAAGGATTGCCGTCAGTAGGGTGAGCCATTCTAGGTAGGTCATTTTTCATCCGCTCCGTCATCTTCAGCAAAGAGCCCTGGGGTTACCGGGGTATCCAAGCCCTTTAGGTAGGCTTTGGCCGCTTCCTCTAGTCCATCCTCCCTGTCCTCAAACACCCAATCAAACACAATCCCGTAGTCCCGCCAGGATCCATATTCTTCCTCTGTATACTCGTCTAGCCGGAACTCGATCTCGTCCCTTACTGGCTCCATAATGGCTACTAGTCCGGCGAACTGCTCCGCCGTAAGGATCAGCTGGCCTTTATACACTCTCCGTATCCCGGAGCCGTGGAGTCCCTCAGCATCCACAAGATGGTAGGCGTCAGTGAGCCAATCCTCAAGCGTCGATCCTGGGCAATGGCTCATTGCGGCACCTCTTCTTTCATTGGCCAGTACTTCCCCGGTGGGTAGTGGCCGAGTACTTCTCCGC